TTACATATTCTACTAACCCTTTTAAATTACCAAAAGCTAAAGCTCCTTCAGCAAAGTCTTGTTCTATAGATGATGAACCTAAAAATCCTTTTGACGGATCAGCAGCTATTCTATCTTGATAAGCCTTATAAGATACGTCATAATTTTTTGCAGCCTTAGAAAAGTCAGTAAAGTTTCCTGATATCCTATCCATTGCTTTTGTGTAATCTGTTTCACTAATCAATCCTCTTTTAAATAAATCATTTTGTGTTTTTAAAAAGTTTTGTGCAGAACCTGAAGCACTAATAACTAATTGATTTAAAGAAGGACTATCGTATTGTTCTAAATCTCTAAGCTCTCTGTTTTTCTTATATGTGTCGTCTTCTATTTTATCTTTACGAGCCTCTTTCTCTTTTTTTATAGCTGTTAATTGAGATGTTAACCCTGTAGCTACCGCACCCCAATCAATAGATGATTTAGTTAAATCTTCAGGTACAAAGGTGTTAAAATTTATATTTTGTTTAGCCATAGGTTAGCGATTTAGTGTAAGTCCATACTTTTCAAATATAGACTGTGGGTTTAAATTAAAGCCAGCTCTGTTTGGCATATTAATTCTTGTATCATTTACAAAAGGTGGTGCGGCATCAAACAAACTATAATTTGGCTGAAACATACCAAGCTCATTTACGTTGCTTTGTGCAGTGGTATTATTTAAAACATTTTGTGTAAAAGCTTCAGGTGTGTCAGCAAAACTATCATATACTTTCTCAGACGTACCTACAATTGCATTCATAGGATCAGCATTGTTTTCTTGTGCCGCTGCAAACGCTGATAAAGACCCAAATTTTTCAATTCCTGCAGCTTGAGCGTTTAGATTTTCTAATAGTTTTGGATTTTTATAAAAGTCTATTTCAGTTATTCCTTGTGCGTCTAAAGTTAATTTATTGTCTTTATATAATTTTTTTAAAGCTCTATCTTCCTTGCTTAAACTGTTTAAATCAGAGTTTGCAGAAATAGAAGTTAAGGCACTACCCAAAGCAGAAATACCTGACTGTATTTGCTGTGCTTGTGCTGCTTTTGATTGAGCATTTCTTGCTGTTTTATCTTGTATTGCAGCTGCGTCTATTGCTAACAGTTGTTGATTAATATCGGATTGTTCTTGCGTTTGTATTGCCTCTAAAGCACTTAATTCTTGTTGTTGACTTAACCTTGCTTTTTCAGCTCGGTCAGTTTGCATAGCTCCAATTCTTCCTGCAGAAGCAGCTACTTCTCTTCCACCACCTTCTCTGGCTGCATTTATTAAATCAGCACTAACTTGTAAATTATTTTCTAATTCTTGTTTGTATAAATCATTACTAATATTTAATTCATCCATAACATTAACATTAGCTTTTCTTTTTAATTCAGCCATTTGATTTGCAGCATCTCTATTAGCTTGTTTATTATCATTTGCTAATTTACGAGCTTGTGCAAAGCTAAGCCCCGCACCTGCTAAACCTATAACTGCTGTTGTTACTGCACCCATATTATAATTTTTTTATCATTTCTGTTGCGTTTGATTCACCCTCTAAATAACCTAACTCCTTGTAAAGAGTAATTAATGGTTTACTTTTTAAAAGTGAATATATATATTTTTTCCCCAATCCTGTTGCTAAAGATGTTATTGTTTCTATTAACATCAATAAAGCTTCTTTTCTAATTTCTTTATTTTTAAATTTAAAATTAGATATAATCCATTCTAATAACACTACGTCAGAGTTTGTCATATAAACATAACCCGCACATATTGGTTCGTCATTATAATAAACCATATACCCTGTATCGGGTAAAAAATCTTTTGCAGGAGGTGTCCATCTCCAATCTTTCCACCACTTGCACAACACATTCTCATAATCATCACTTGTAAGTGGTTTTATATTTAAACTCATTCTTACAAAGATAATAAAATCTATGGATAACTTTTCATCACGCTACTTCCTAAAGAAAACATTTCTACAGGACTATTAGATGAGTTTTGCAACGTAAATTCCATAAAGTAACCTCTAACTCCATTAGACTCTGCTTGTGGGTTTTTATAATAAAACCAAAAATTATTACCTACAAGAGTAACAGCCCCTGGATTTGTTATTGTCAAAGTATTAGTTGCTTTATCTATTTTTACTACCTCTCCTATTTTTACATCATTAGGTGTGCTTTTTACATATACTGAATCTCCACCACTAATCATATTGTCTATTTTAAGACTTGAAGGAAATAATAATTCCCACTCACCAGGAGTTGTAGATAGGGTAAAGTTAGCTCCATCAATAGTTCCTATTCCATGTGTTGATCTTAGTTTAAAATTTTCTGTGTTTAATGGAGTTCTAATATAACTAAACCATTCACCTTCTTTTTGCTCAAAGAAAGAAGATTCTATTATACCTATCCCTAAGTCCGTAGCTAAATTAGTGCATTCCCATGCAGCACTACTCTCTAAAGATATAGTTTTAAATAATTTTATAGTAGTTGGTTCTGCGTTAAAAACTCCCGTTATTTCAGACGGGGTAAATATTCCGTAATAAGTATTTCTTAATTCATTAGTATTATGCCTATAAAGCCTACCTTGCTTAAAAGAATAAAAATAAGAATTCATACCTATCATGTATTCAGGTAAAAAAGAATAAAAAGACGGCCATCCCTTTACGCCTTCACTATATGATAATGTTTCTGATTTTGACATATTTTATTATTTAACAACTAACACACGGACCAAGAGTTTTTGTTGAAAAAATCCAACTTCTTTTGTATCCATTAAAAATTATTTCTACAGCTTGACCCGCAGGAACACCAGGGTCATAATAAGTGGTAAGACTTGAATCTGAAAACACCCCTACCGCATCACACCAACTAATTCCATCAAAATATAAATTTACTACTGGCATCTTAACAATTTATTTTATTAATTACTATTCCTCTTTGTGTTCCAGCTCCTATTTGTATTACCCTGTTACCGCTTATTTTATACCACCCAGGTGGCATTTTTACATTTGACCCACTACTTACTTGACATGGGTCGCCTACTCTTGGTGTTGTTCCTGATCCTACTCCTCTATGGGCAAAATCTTGTTTAGTTTGCCCTGAAGGTAAAGCGTTTAAATCTAAGTTACAAGCTTGAAATTGAGATGGCATAGGGTCAGAATTAGCTTCAAAGACAGTTTGTGAAACTTGATTACTATACAAACTACAGTTTGTTGGAAAACCAACAATACCCACATAAGTTTCTGCCTCAGTAAAATCTCTTAAATCTACAATTACTAATAAATTATCATTTGCAGCATAAGAAGCTAAATCAGTTGGTGTTTGAGCTCGGAACGAATTAGCAATAGGATTAGTAATAGTTAAGTCTGTTTTACCTTGTAATATCTGAACCCCTCCTTCAGTAATAAATTCTGATTGATTAGTTACCCCTCCTGGCGTGGTATCTTCAAAAACATAAATTCTATTTTCTAAAATATTAAAATCGTAATCATCACCTTGTATTTTATCTATTGTAACCACGCTTCTTGTGCCATCATAAGGAATCGCTGCTGTTGATTGTATTCCTATTTTAGAGTCTATATAACCTAAGCCTTCACTAACAGATACTGATGAAAGGGTGATGGCTTGTTGATCAACAGGACTGTTAAATGGTGGTGAAGGTGTTAGGTCTCTATATTGATACCCTACGTGTAAAGTCTTGTTAGTATTTAAATTCGTAGACAACACTAATAGTGTTACCTTTGACACGACTGTTGTTGGACATTTTACTAATAACTCATATGAAGAAGAGGTGTTAGCTACTATTGTAACTTTTAATAATGTAGGATAGTGTAAAGTTTTATTAAATGTAAAAGGTGTAGTTGGAGTAGCAATAATATTTGCCGAAGTCGGATCAGTAGTTGCGTCTATTACTGACGTGCCATTCCATTCTGCTGTTAAAGTTACATCACTTGATGTGTTTAATATATCAATTTCAACATCAACTGTACTAACCAAAGCACCTAAATCATATGTATAAGTAAATGTTTTAGTGGTATTATTTTTAGTAACCTCTGTCCCACAAGGAATTAATTTTTCTGTTGATGGTAACTCTATAGTGGTATTAGAAAAAACATACTCCCCCATGTAAGGGTCATATCCACCTAATTTTTGCGTGTTTAAATTGTCTATAAAACTATCTCTAAAATAAGACCTCATACCATACTCAGAAACTACCTCTAAAGAATCACTTTTAAAACTACCGCCTGAAAGTTTTATTATTGCATTTCTTTTAGCATCAGCAAAAAACATATCCTTACCATAAACAGCAAAACTCTCAGGGTTTCTACTTATTCCAAATTCTTCTATTCTTGCTATTTGTGTTCCTAAAACCTCAGGTACTGACGCTATTGCACCACCCCCTGTAGAATCAGAAATTAAATTTTTAGATGCTAAAACATATGATATTCTATCTTCTTGTAATACTAATATATCAGTTTCTCTATCATGCATTTTCATTATACTTCCAAATGAATTTTCATAATCTTTATAATTTACTAATCCTAAATTAAACTCATTTGTATTGTTTAAATTAGTTTGACCTTGATATATCCCGCTGTAAGTTATACTTGCAAATCTTTTAGCTCTTTTAATATTTTCATTTGCAACAGCAGTAGTTCTTTCTCCTAAATTAAGCGACACCTCTGCAGGTAAATCTAAAATTTTCATACTTTCTACACCATTACCAAATGCATAACAATTAAAAAAAGGTAAATCTACTATGGCTGGTGATTGAGTTTGTAAGTCTTGATCTTGCACATTTCCTGAATGCACTAAATTATTACTTGCGTCAAGTATAGTGTCATATGACTCAGAAGAATCATAAAATAAATTAGCGTCAGCTAAACTTGGTTCAGTTTCAAATATTACTAAATCATTTTCTCGGTTTACTTTAACTCTTATCTCACAAACAGTTGGACTGGGATCATACCATGGTCCTTGCACTGGACAACCATGTGATAAATAAAGCCAATACAACCCTGAACCAATACTTACAACTTCTTGAAATCCGATAGTATAAGTATTACATCCATCGTAAGGAGCGTTAGCTTCAACAGTTTGACCGAATGAAAGAGGTGTTGCTGCATAAGACCCCACAGGTTTTATTAAACCAGTATTAGAAGTTCCTCCAATTAAATTACCTATATCTTCTCCGTCCCACCACTCTTTAAATGATTGATATTCTTGAGGAGAAATATATTTTTGATTCCATCTCCAATCAACTGTCTGAACACCTGATGTACGAGCTTTTCTTCTTATTTTCATCTCTATTTTAATCTGTGTACCAGCAGGAATACTATAGTTTTGCCATGTAGAAGATAGTCCACCATCAATATCAATAGTTGGAAAAGTTACAGTTCTTGCTATTACTTGCGTATCACACTCTTCCGTATTGTCGTCTTTTGCTGCTCTTTTATTATACATAAAAGAAGCTGTAGTCCCTATAGAACCTACATCTAAATTTCCTTGAACACTAAAGTATAATCCAGCTAACGATGGAGTTGCAGATGAAGGACCTAACTCACCTGCTGCATAAGACTTAACTTCTAAAACAGTTTCTGCTAATAAATTATCTATTGCACCTGAATTATCCGCTTTAACAATTAACTTCATTCCTTCTGTAACTATATTCTTTTGGTCTCCTTCTAACTTAAACCATATAATATCTGGTTTTACACGATCTTTGTAGTACCTTGTAACATATAAAGTATTATATTCTGTAGCTGAAGGCTTTAATACAAATTTATATTTAGTAGCCCAAGGGGGCGGAGGGTTAGCTATTTGTACACTTAAAGTATTTTTTTTATCACTTAAAGATGCAGGTACATGAACCGAACTGTTAATTGTTGATAAAGCAGGAGTAGCTCTTCCATACTCATCCATATAAACTATAGCCGCATCATAGTCTCTATTAGAATGTAAGCTTGATGATGACGTTACAGAACCAAAAGTAAGAGAAGATTGAGAGGCAACTAATCTAAAATAACTAAAAACCTGTGTATTACTTAAAGGGTTTTGAACTAAAAACCTTACAGCTGTAGTGTGTAGTAAAAACCCTGTTGGTCCTGTTTGTAGTGCAAAACCTTGATTAGCATTAGGATTATTAATTGAAGATCTCTTAAAATTATAATCTTGATACCCAAGTGCAACAGATGGTTGTGCATTCTGAACAAGCGTATTAAACCTGTCTGTTAGGGTTGAACCGTTTTGTGATGAACCTGTTGGTTGTACATTAGCATCAGTACCAATAGCATTTCTAAACTCATCACTATTACACATATCTTCTACACTTGCGTAAGTTTCAGTAGTAATCCATTGTAAGGGTATTGTAATAACAGCCCCATTAAAAGGTAAATATCCTGCAGGAAAATCTGGTGGTAAAGCATTATTTGGATTAAGAGGTGTAGAAGCTATAGCTCTTACTGCTACACTCATATTAAAAACTGTATTTGCAGGAATCCCTGTAGCCCATTCAGCTGGTAAACTACTTGTTGATGGATCAGTAAAATCAACACTAAATCCTGAAGCTGTTGCAGTAAAATTACTTTGTGTATTTAAAGTCCATGTAAATGTTGTTGAATTACTCTCTTGAACAGGTGGGTTTAAAGTGTTAGCCTCTATAATTTTTGAATTTATACTTGGTGTAAATAAAATATCTATAGGTTCACCCGTTGATAATGTAATATCCCTACCATCTTCGTAATTACCATACATTAGTCTATTTCCTTGTATTACTTGTGCTTGTGCAATTAAAGGAACATTATCATACTGTCTTAATAATTCATCAGAACCTAATGTACTATATATTTTACGTGATGATAATGCTTGCGTAAAAAATGTATCGTTACCAATTCCTTGTGCTTCTTTATTTATTTTTTCAAGAATATAAATTATATTACTATTAGACTCTTTGTATAATATATCAAATCCAATTACCCTACTTGAACCAGTATTAACCTTTATGCTTACTGAATTAAATTGATTTTCCATACCCAAATTTTCTCTTGAAGCATAATCTAATTCAAAATTTTTAGGCTCAAATGCAGCAGTAGTAAATAATGAAGTAGCACTATATTGATTGTCTTCATATCTATATCTATAAGCAAAAGACAAAAATTTATCAGTTAAATAATTTTCTTCTTTTGAAGTAGAATTAAATAAAGATATTTGTGGTGCGGCAAGTTCATTAATAACAAAGCCAGGTGGTTTTACAATTACATTTAATAAATCGCTTGAAGATGCGTTGTAATTTCTTGTAACATTAAGGTATCTTGGTGGGTTATAATTATCTGTAAAAAATAACAAATCCTCTATTTTACTTACACCAGTAATTAAATATGTAGGGTTAAAATTTAAAATTGTAGTTCCTACTCCTGCGGCAGTAAAATGTTGAGTTAAAATATTATCATCAGTATTATAAGAAAATATAACATCTGCAATTAGAGTTCCATTTTGAAATGCGTTATCGTGAACAAACCAATATATGGTGTTTTCAGTATTATCTGTATAAGAACCAATACACACTGCTGAAGTAGATAATTCTGTTTTTCCTGCTGGTAATTCAATTGTTAAATTAGTATTACCTTTTGAGTTTTCTACAGCTCCAATTTCTGAAATTTCTGTAGAACCTAACCTAACATTTATTGCGTTTACATATTCTCCTGGAGGAACTAAGCGTTCATCAACGCTTTTATTCATTTTACCCCTTATAAAAGTGCTTTTAATATCCATATTATTTCAACCATTTATCTTTTCCTCTCATATTCATTAACAACCTGCCTGGTTGAATATTACTTAATCTTATCTTAGCGTTTCTTAATAATGAAGACTTATCTTTTCTTGCTCTGTTTACTACATATTCTTGAACACCTAACTTGTTATTTAAGATAGAATATCTTATATATGCGTATAGATATTCTTCAAATAATTTATTTACACTTATGCTTGTGTCATCACCATTATTCATTCCATCACTAACATATTCCATAACCACTGATGACCCTGACATTCCTGAACTAAAATAAATAGCACCCGATTGTCTATCAATAGTAAATGTTGGATTAATGTTTGCTGTTTCGGTGTTTAAACCAAATCTTTCCCCTACACCCCAAGTAAAATACCAATCTCCATCACAACAATATCCCATTTGTCCATGATAAGGACCAGGACCTAAATATAATTTAGACATACCTCCTTGTATTCTGTCTAAGTCAACTTGAGAATTTGCAGGTCTTGTAGCGTTTCCTTCTGCATCAAATATTACCTCTGCATTTGCGTCTTGTAAATAAGATTGAGCAAACATTGTTTGTATATTTTCTACTAAAGGAAATAAAACACCATTTGCAAATTTTGATATTCTGACATAGTTTACATAATCAGGTGGTAAAACAAATCTTATGTCTGAATCTACAGTCATTTGTAGAATTTTTATTTGTTTCATTGCATCGTAATTCAACTCTTGAATTCCTCTTTTTGCGTGAAACAAAACTTGATATCTTTCTACATTATTTATAATTTCATTATTACCTTGATACATTAACATAAAATTAGAAACTATATCGTTTAACCCTACATATTGATATGAACCCCAATTTTTATCAGTTGGAGAAACACCATTGTTTTCATAATATTTATAATCACTAATATAACTCATCTTTTATACTTGTATTTGGTTGTCTTGTACTATTTCTTGAGTACCAAATTGATATACATCTGATTCTCTTATTTCTATTCCTATATACTGACATATTTTAGCAACTAAACCAGGCATATCAGATAACGGTAATTCAAAGTCTTGATAACCAGCTACCGTAGGATCATAAAGAGGTGTTCCATTACTTAATAAAGTATATGTCCATTGAGGTGTTTTTGGATACCTTACATATTGTGCTTTTATTTGCCCCGCTGTTTTAATAGATGTAGGGTAAACCGAAATATCATTACCACTTAACACGTAAGCAGGAAATTGATTAGTAGGAGCTGACATTGTAGAGCTTGTAAGATAAAATATTTTATTTTGACTTACTCTTTCTACCTCTGTTATATTTGTATTACTGTATATAGAATAATCTCCTGCAACTGCAAATAAGGCTTCAGCAACATTTATTTGAGATGTTGTGGCTACACCTGTTATAAAAGTTTGTTTTAAAGTAGAAGTGTTTACTATAAGACTATTAGTTGGTGGAAACTGAGGTACGTTAAACCCTCCTGGTGCAGTAAATGGTGTTGCAGGTACTAAAGCATCCATTACATTTCCTACTGAAGCACTAAAAGTACCACTAAGTAATAACTCAGGGTAGTAGTATATTTTATTTACTAAATAATAGTCAGACGGTAGGCTAAAAATATTTGCATTTGTTTGTGTCAAAAAAACTTCTTCTGAAAAAGAATCTATCACCTCAACTAATCCTTTTACTATATCTGCATAGCCTGTCCCAGATTGTCTTTGGTTTTCTTTATTAATCCACTGATTGTATTGATAAAAATAATCTTCATATATATCCAACTGAGCTTGCGTTGCATATAAATTATAATCTTGAGGAGATAAGTATCCGTAATTATTTTTATTAATAATACCTAATACTGTACTCCTAACCTCATCAATCATTGCCATAGATAGTGCGTTTTATTCTTTTACAAATATAGCAAAAAAAAAGAGGTTACTTTTTTTGTAACCTCTCTTTAAATTTGTTATAAAACCGTTATGCGGCAGCTACACTTTCAACTGTAATTATAGAGTTTTCAAATATAGGCATTTGTACTCTTGCAGTAGAAGGTCCAGGAGGCTCAGGCATATTCACACCTATATATCCTCTCTTCATAGCATCTTGTATTGCAATAGCAACAGCACGTCCAGTTCCTTGATCTGAATGGTCTATTGTTATTGTAGAATTAGCAACTGTGTTTAACTGAATCGTAGTTTGTTCTGCAGTAAGTCTTTGTGCTAAAACTATCTGGTCCATTTGGATTAAGTAAGTAGAAGCTACTGTTGAATCAAAAACATTAAAAGCGTCTCCAATTGCACCAACTGTAGAGCTACATCTAAATCTAAAATCGTCTATAATAACAGAAACTAATTCACTGAAGTTTTGAGTTGTATTTTCATACACATCACCTACAGTAAGAGACGTTAAAAAAGACTTTCCATTGTCGTAAACTTCTGTTGCAGGAGCTTCAATTGTAAAATTATCATCAAACAAAGTTGAACTGTTAAATATATCAGCCGTTAATGTTAATGATGTTTCGTTAATTAAAGCAGCTACAGTAGTTTGTGTATTTACAGTTGTATTCTTTACAATATCTCCAACTCTAACTTTACGAGTTGTAAATGTTGCTACAGCATTTAATTGCTTTTCCTTACGAATTGCATAAGTTTCTCCACCTGCACTAAACAAGTTAGTAGCAAAACTTAATTCTGTTCCGTTAGCATTTACAGCTGTTATAGCACCTTGAGTACCCGCAGTAACATTGTATGCAATGTCACCTACAACAACACCATCAGCAACAAAAGTTGCAGTAGCATCATTAAGTTTATCAGTGACAGCAGCTGCATTAGTTCCTGTGGCTATACCCGCTGATGCGGTTGTTCCCACTACCAACTCATTTGTACCCGAAGCTACAACTGTGTTAATAGGGATTTCTAAATATTTTGCTCTCATATTATCTTATTTTTTTTAGTTAATACTATGCCCAAGTGATAGTTGTAATCACAACTTGAGTTCCTGCTGCCGCTGCTACCAACTCAGTTGGTCCAGGAATAACTAAATTAAATATAGGACTTGTCCATCCCGTTGATAATGATGAAGCTACTGTATCTGTAATTAAATCTCTCATTGCTGTACACTGATTAGGTGTTGCAGCGTTATAAGCAGGTAAAGCTGTATGATTAATTTGTATCTCATTATAGCCTGCTGAATGATTTTTGAAAGATACAGTTGTTCTTGTAGCTGAAGTTTGTACTACTGTAGCAACGTCTGCTGATGGGAATATATTTAGTCCCCCCGCAATTGAAGCTGCAGTGTTTGTGAATGATATAAATTTTTCCATAATAAAAATATGATTAAGGGTGTTAGTTAATAAAGTACAAATATAAAGAAATTACTATTCTTTATTTAAGGTCTTTTTTAACATTTTAAAAGTTTCTAATCCTTCATCACTTTGAAAATAAGAAGCCACAATATAGTAAGGGTCTTCACCAAAAGGCACAGTTAACATACGTTTTTTGTTTTTCTTGTAGTTAAAGTGTACGTCTTTTTGACCATTTTTAAATTGTAACAAGTTAGATGAAAACATTTGTATTACAGTGTCCTGTAGTTCTAATAAAGGATCATTTAATATATT